TTATTTTAAATTATTAATCCTATCCTCTAACTTCTTGTTAGCTTTATTTACCTTACACCCTCTACGACAACTAACTAATATAAGTATTGTTGCAATAAAGAGTATGTAGTACATTATTATATCGTAAATCATTTCTTTTGTATTTCATCTATTAAATCTGAGTCAGTTAAGTCATTGTTTAAGTCCCAAAATAACTTTTCTTTTGTTCTGTTCTTAATCCTTGTTTCTATTATGCTCATAATAATAACTACGAAAAAGAAGATTGCTGTAAGTATTCCTAGTAATGTAAATATAATCATTTGTTTTGTTTTAATTTATTCTGTTAATAGTCTTAGTAATTGTCCACTCGTGTAAATTCTTTCACTTCCTGAATAGTCATTGTATATACAAGTAAAGTTGTCATCTTCCCAAGTCCATAAAGAATTTACATTGTTCTTTATATGTCCTCTTAGCACCCACTTGATTGTCTTGTATGTTCTTTCCATATCTATTGTTTTTTTAAATATTCTCTTATTCTGCTTTCGCTTAACTCATACTTTACTGCCAAGTCTTTTACACTTGTTCCTGCTTTGTGTAGTCTGTTTACTTCCTTAGCTCTGTTTCTTATCAGCTTACTTTCAATCTCGTAATACTTTTTGTCTTTACTATCCCAATTCATTTCTTATTGTTTTGTTGAGCTGATTACTGTTTCTATTCGGTTCATTGTCGGTATTTCCGACTAACCACTTTGTCTCGTTTTGTTGTCAATTAACTGCCCTCTTTTCCCTTTTTTATCTCCTTTAAAGTGTCTTTCACCTCTATTGTTTTTCTAAGTCAGGTGAGCCAAGAGGTATTCCTGCTTTATACCCTCCTAACTTGTCAAATTCCCAATATTCTTGACAGATAGTATTATTATCGTCATCTACTTTATCTTTATGAGGTGCTTCTGCAAAGTATGACTGTCTATATTCATTTACCGTTGCCCTGTATCTGTAACAAGTTTCCTTCATATTACACCTGTATCCGTTACACATCGTTATATCTGCCATTTTATTTATTTAAAACTTCCATTAAGTCATCAAATAAGTAATCTGCTTCATCCTTTGTTAAACCCATTACATCATCTCTCTTGTAGAAATCCCTCTTAAACTCTCTCCTCTGCCTTCTGTTAAGACTACCTAAACTAAATGTTTTAAAATCATCCTCTCTATTCTTAACACCTTGAAAAGTGTCATTCTTTTTGTTTAGAGATACACATCCGTAGTTGAGGTTCATATCTATTTTTATAATATTAAAGTTATATACATTCCTTCTTGTTCATCTCCTGCATCTGATATTATTATTTCCATTTGTTTTTAGTTTGTATTGGGAGGCATCTGAAAACCTCCCTCTACTATACTCAGACTGAAAAATTAAACGCTTTTAGGTCTTACCCTGTATTTTTTTAATTAGTTGTTTAACTGAGTATTTGTTATTAATCCTCTTGTGATGGAGGAAAGTTATCATTATAAGTATTCCCTAAGTATTTATTTGATGCTTTAATTCTGTAAGATGTTTCTCTTAGTCTTTTCCATCCAAACTGCATATAGTATGTTAAGTCAGAATTTATAACTTCAGGCACTTTAAACTTTTCTTTTTTTTCTTCTTTTGTGTTTTTCATTTGACAAAGATAGTTAAATAATTGAATTTTATACTATTATTTCCTAAAACTTTTACCCTTGATAACCACTACTTTACACTTCCTTAACCTATCAACAGTCCTTTTGTCGTACCTAAGATTAAGAGCATCTCCATCTAAATTAGTCGTTATTAGCAAAGTCTTTGAAGCATCCTCTGCATAAGATATTGCATCACACACACCATCTATCTTAGTTCCATAATCATTTTTAATACTTTCAGTACCTAAATCATCAATGATAATGAATAAAGAATCATTCTTTTCAATAGCACCTATTTCTTTTGCAGGAATACTCCTTAGAACCTTATTAGTTTTAGTTCTAAAGATTGCAGGGATAACATAATTTAGTATTGTAGACTTCCCTAAACCACACTTACCCATTAACATTAAACCTCTACCTTTGTTATCACATAACCAATCTATAATCAAATCGTATGTAGGTAGATGCTCGTAAACATCAATCGTTCTATCATAATGCTTAAATGCTTTTATAAACATATCTTTAATTTCTTCTTTCTCTCCTAGTTTAAATCTATTAAACTTCTTTGGCTGAAGGTAATCAGCATCTTTAAATGTATCTTCTATTGTTCTCATTGTTTTTGTTTTTAAAAAGAACCATCTCCATAATTCATATCTCCATTGAATTTATGTGATGTAGTTCTATCGTTAGTATTATTAGTTTTTCTATTGCTTTTCTCCCAAGTTATTATACAGCTTTTCCAATTCTTCATTTTCTCTTTACCAATCTGCCAATCTTTGCTTTCATAGAAATGATAAAATGTTTCTGAATCTACATTATTTTTTCTTTCAGTACAATATTCTTTAATCTCAATTATTGTTGGTTTTTTAAAACTAACACTCCCTTTCTTTTTATTAACTGTATTACTAAGTGTATTACTAATTGTATTATTAACTATCAACTTTTCTTGACACCCTCCCCTCATTTTCTTGACACCCTCCCCTTGAAAACTTGACACCCCCTCAAGTGTACTTGACACCCTGTCAAATTTACTTGACACCCTAATTATTCTCTTTTTAATCTGCTTACCGTTATAAATTAATGTGATGTTAATATACTCTTTTTCAGCTAATGAATTAATTATTTGTGAGCATCTTTGTTTTGACAATTCAAACATATCAACGAAATGTGCGTTACCAGCAAAGCAACCAGAATCGTTGTCAAGGCTATTTATCTCAACCAAGAACAACTTTTGCATAATTGTGAGGTCTTTGTTCATCCAAATTTCTTTAGGTATCCACACGCCCTTAAAATCCCTTTCTTGTTTCATAGTTATAGTTTTAGTTATTAGACTGCAAAGATATTATAATATTTGACATTATTGTTAAAAACTTGAGAAAAAAATACCCACTAGGTTAGTAGTAGGTATCTCTTAATTGTTAATTTACTACATCAAAATGGTAAATCACTAGAATCATCATCAGCAGTAGCCTGTTTAGGGGTATTCTTAGTACCCTCCTTTGGCTCAAAATCATTTACAGAGGCATAATGTGTCGCACCCTTTTCTGATGGCTCTCGCCTCTCATTAATAACCATACTAATCCAACCATTTTTTGCATTAGCAACTAATTCATCCATTTTGAAATTAGCAACCATCATATCACCATACTTTGTGGTAATCACTTTAATGCTACTCGGTAAGTAGACTTTCTCTTTTTTGTCTGACATTTTTTTGTTTTTTAAGTTTATATAATCTAGTTAGTGCTTCTGTTAAGTCTGTTAATTTAATTTCTAATCCTGCTATCTGCTCATCTACACCAACCTCATTTATTCTATCTGATATTACCTTGAAGTTAGCATTTTCTCTCTGTATGTTATTATAGAAGAACTCAAAGGTTCTAGTATGGTATAATATAGATGAATGATGTAAGTTAGTTATATCTCCAATCTCTTGTATTGTTAATCCAAACAACTCTCTTAAAGTAAAGATGTATAATCTCTTTGCAAATATAATGTTTTTTTTCCTACTACCCAAGAATATTTCATCTTCTTTTACATCATACATCTTAGATAATTGCTTTATAATAATCTGATGGTAGTACTCGCTAAATTTTAGTTTCTTGTTATTCATTGTGTTTATTGTTTATTTAAGTCGTACACTATTGTATCAACTACATCTTGAACTGTTAAGCCTATAAAGTCTGCTAATCTGTGTGCGTGTATAAATCTAATGTTAGATGGTGTCTTTATTAAATCCCTACTTGTAGCATAATTAACTCCTATTACCTTACAAAATGTAGCATTAGATATGCCATAAATCCTTAGCAGTGCTTCAAATTCATTCCTAGATTGTCTTATCTTTAGTAGTGAGTATTTTTTAGTCATTTTTATTTATGTATTTAGCTATCTTATCATTACTTACTTTGTATGCTTTCTTGTCAAAGTGATATAACTCTATTAGTTGCTGCTTATCTAGTAGCTTAGTAATATCATCTTCTGCTGCAAATCCTACTACACTCTTATCTTTCCATACAATATAAGTGTAAGGTTTTAAGAAGTGTTTAAAAATCTCTATCTCCGAACACTCCATCTTTGAGCATTTTGAGCCATTGTTTTTGTGTGTCTTTTTCATATCTGTTGTGGTATATTATAGTTATTATTTCTTCTGCTTCTTCTTCTGATAAGTCATTTAACCTATTAAGAATATCAGACTTCATTGTTGTTGTTAGTGATGTAAAGTCAATGTTCCCTTCAATGGTCAGCCATTGTGAGTTTGTTAGCTCACTAGGCTTTCCATCAAAAAGTTCATCTATATCACTATTACTTAGGCTCATCTGCTATTTCATCAACGCCAAAAACCCCTTGCTCATAGAATCCTGTCAGTTTCAACACTACTCTACTCATTGCTCTTTTCTCTGCCATTGATAC